GGGGTACAGGAAACTAATTATATAAACAGGACTGGTCCAGCCCAACCTTATTCACAGGAAGGGGTTATCACAAGTACTGGAAGGCAAACCGGTTTCTTTGGATATCCTACTAATTCCTATGTTTTTGAGATTGACTTTTCTTCCGCAGCGAGTGGTCAATTTGTTACTGGATTTCACTCTACTCAAGAGGATGCTTACATAGCATGTACTGGTCTTAGTGGCAATCCACTTTTTGTAACCACAGGGGTTTCGCGTGTTACTGGTTATATTGTTGTGGAGAACTATTTTTATCAGAGTGGTGATATAGAAATAAGTTCTGGGCGCTACATATACCCTACCCTACCTAACCTCGGAAGACCGAGACAGCTTTACTTTGCAGACGATGGTCAATCCGGAAATATCACAGATCTGGTTGTCAACGGAAATTATTCCCAGTCCCTAATTGCAGATATCTTAAATAATGTTTATCCGCAGTTAAATTCAGCACAGAGTGATTATTGGTCTCCAAGATTTCCGATTACTAGCCGAAGTACTGGGTTTAATCCCGTGGTTTATTCACCACAATATTTCACGAATCAAGGGCATAGTGGTAATGCCTATGAGATTTATATAACTGTTAATGGTTCTTCTACTGCAACGTGTATTGTTAATGCTAATTCTGGTCAGGGAAATGAGCCCGGGTCGCTTAATTTCGAATATTATGTAATGCAAGATGTTGCCGGTCAAGATGGTGTAGCCACTCAGTTGAATGCCGCCATTGCTTCATCATCAATACCCGGTGGTACTGGTTCTATTGAATTTACTGCAGTTCAAAACTATAATATTAATCCACTTGGAACCCCAGCTAATTATTATGGTTTAAAAATGGAGGTTAAAACTGGGAGTATCGAAACTGTGCAAATAAAAGATAACTCTGCTACACTAAATACATCACTTTCTTTGAACTTAGATCCATTTGCTTATTATTATACTGGTAGCTCAAATGTTTTTTCTTGCTCTGGTATGCCACCTGATTTAATCTTACCTACAAACAATTACTTTGAGCAGGGTAAGAGAATAGTGTACGGAAATACCATATTCTAAAATTTTGATAAATAGAAAGCAATGCCAACAACTTTTTTCTATATAAACACTGCAGCTCTTGATTCCTTTGGGGACGTTTGGGCTGTGGGAAGAGATCTTACCAAATACGATGGCGAAAATTGGTCATACTATAATTACCAAAATTCGGTGGTTCCTAGCAATGATCCATACTTCTTGGATACTAGGTCAATCTCTATTGATAATGAAAACAGCAAATGGGTTGGGTGTGCAGTAACTGCTTCTTTATCTCAGGAATTAGTTTTTAAGGCTGCAGGAAGTCAGGCTGCTACTGGGGAAAGTTGGTCTTTAAGTCAATTTGGAAATTATTCTTCGCAGTCTCCTAATTGGGAAGTACCTACTATTTACGCAAGTCCCTACACGGAGGAAGTTCTTGCTTTTATCTCACCACTGAATGGTGGTGCTGGAACTGGCGGAACTGGAAACACCGGGGTGACCGGTGGATATCTTTGGAGGTATGATAAAGTTTCTGAGCAATGGAATGAGATAAGTCCAGGATATACATGGCCTCACATTTATGAGATAACAGCTAAGGGTGAAGGTGGTAATACTTTTGAGTACTATCTAAGCACAAATGACGGACTCCAAACTATTCCACAGGGAAATCTCGATCCTATAACTTTGGATAATGGTGAGCTTGCAATTAAGCAGCTTTCTAAATACAATTCCATTACCTCTGGCATTGGCGGTGATATTGTGTACGATGTTTCTTTTGATGAGGATGGAAACTATTGGACTGGTACCGAGAATGGTATAACATATTGGGATGGTAAGAAATTCTATAATTGGAATATTGGATCTGGTGTAGGAGTAACTAAGGTAGTAGCCAGAAAGAATGGGCACGTATTTTTTAGGATAGGAAATCCGTTTGATCAGCCTTCTACTTCAAATGGATTCTATCATTTTAATGGGGATTCCTTCACCCATTTAACTTCTTCCAATACAAATCTGCCTGATAATAGGGTGATTGAATTAATGAAGGCTGAAGAAAAATCTCTAGCCGGAACAAGGAAGATTTATGAAGAGGATCTTTGGATTGTTGCTGGTAATAATATTTGCCTCTTTGATTATACCCTGCCTCACGTATATGGAACATCTAAGTATACAGGAACCACAGGATGGAATTTTGTTTATTATACACACACCACAGAGGGCGGAACCACAGATACCGCTAGGCTTCCTAAAGCTGACAAGTACACTTGGAAATACCCAACCTGGAGAGGATACGATAACGAATACCTAAAAAACCTCCACCCTGGTTTGGATCCAAGAAACTTGTTTTTGGAAACCAATTTCAAAGACATTGCAAGCGGTAAAGCAGGGGAACAACCCTATTGGAATAATGGGGAGATAATCCCTTACAGTGATGAAGAGCTTTCTAAACTTATAGCAGATTCTGACTGGCTCACAGACACAACTACTTTTACAGTAACCTCTGCTAGTAAGTACCGTGATTATAACGTGGTAACCGGTTATTCAAGCGAAACCTCGATAAATTTTGGGGAGAAAAACAACCTTACTCCAAATTATACACTTCCCAATCCTAACCCAACGGACTCTTCTGGAGCAACTGCTGATGTTGGATTTGTTGCACTTTACTCTGATGGTGGTCAGATCAAAACTGTGGTACCATTTAGAGGATATTCGACTAAGGTTTATAAAGCCCTTCCATCTGTTGATAATTCTTCGGTATTTGTTCTGGGAACTTTTAAAAGATACTTAGAGGCAGGCGAGTTTATCTACTCGAGCAAATACCCAGGAGCTGCTGATATGACTGTTACTGGAGCTACTGGACCAACTGGTGGACCTGTTGGATTTTCTAACATTGCCTCTCCTGGCTTAACCGCATCATATGACTATCCTTGGATATTGAACGCAGCAACAGGGGCCACTAGTGGTATCTACTTGCCACAAACTTCAATACTTAGCGATACTGAGGCAATCTTCATGGCTGAAGTTGAGGTTGATCTCGGAAGTAAGGTTAGTTATGGAGATATTGATTTTTCTGCCGGAGAAGTTGTTAAAAACCAGTTTGCCCTGAAGAATTTTAGATATTTCCCTGGTGCTAGTGGTTCTTTTGATCCAACCGGGGTAATTGATGCATCTTATTCACCTCCACCTTTAATTGAAAATCTTGACTTATCTGTTACTGAAAACTCGGTAAGACTGATTTCAAACTATTCTGGTGGTTTAGCAACACTTAAAGATGGTTGGTTTGATCTAAGTGATTTACCAAACTCACCTGAGTTTATCTTCTCCTCCAAAACTTCTGGAACATATGATAGAAGTGGTAGTGTGGTTGATATGAACTCGAGTCTTTCTATTAGAGGGGGATTTAACGTGGGACTTACTGGATCTTCAACCTCAAGTGTTGATGGTATTACATCCCTGGAAAATTCATTGACATACCTTCTTACAGGTACTTCTACTCGTGACGTAACTGTTGGTAGCCTTTCTCTAACTCACCCGAATCCTGGCTATTCTTATCCGTACTTTGTTTTAAATGATTTCAATAATTTACCACTCTCTGGTGCCTTTATAAAAAATTCTGGTGGGACTGCTTCTGGGTATACAAATTGGTTCAATACAATCTCTGGATATAGGTCTGAAGATACCTATTATGTAAACACCCTTTATACTGACACCCCAGTTCTTTCTCCAACATCTAGAACTGCTTCTTTAAGTGGCATCGGGACATCTGGTGGTGTAAATGTTTTAACCCTTTTGATTAGACCTGGTGGTAACTATTCTCAGCTTTCAGCTTATGAGGTTCTTCCAACTAGCTATGGTAGTCCTTTCCTATCTTCTATAAGTGATCAAAGTGATGCTTTACCTGGTGGTGATCAATATTTAGCTCTGTATTATCAGAGGACAAGCGGTGTTACCGGTAGTGGTCATAACATTATAAAGAGAAACGTAACTGGAACCTATGTAGACATTGCTTCAACTTTTGGACAAGGAAATACTGGGGACCAATCCCAGTTAAAATTCCACGTTGGTCCTAAGCTGGACGTATTCGTTGCCGGATCAAGCGCGGGAGTAACAGGTCCCTCCAACCTACCCTATAGTTCTGCTACAGGATCGTTCGTTTCATTCCTGGAAAGCTATAAGCCTGGTGTTGGTAAAGATATGGGTAATATTATTTCTAGAGCTGGTTCTGGAGCCTGGACTTGGGTCGATGTACACAACTCGGATTCAGATCTTTTTGTTCCGATGCTTTCTACAGTATTCCTAAGTAATTACGATAGCAAAATTTTTGGTAAAAATTCCAACAGATGGAAGCTTACTAATGCTCTGTCTGGTGAGGTTCTTTTGGACATTAAAGACATACCATATTTCATTTACACCTTCTCAACTTCTGGATACTACTCTATACAAAATATTGTGGAAGATTGCAACGGCAACGTTTATGAGATTTCAAAACCTGCCTTTGTTAAGGTAGTGGACCAAACAGTTCCAGAAGCTGATGATCCTAATCCAGAGTTTGTGAATTCTGCTGATTATGGATATAGAAAACCACCTAAGTATATGAGCGGAGCTGAGTACAGGGAACTTTCAAAAGATCTTTCCGAAGAGCAAAAAAGGATTATGCTACAAAACTTAGTTCCTTTCGGATCTGCTTTGATTATACAGGACAATCCGGACGCTACTTTTGATCAATTCTAATTAGAAAGAATATAGTAGGCTCAAAACCTCATCGATAGAATCGTGTCTATGATTGTCCCTTAGAGCAATTGAGTATACGTATTGCGACCCCTTTAACTTCGGTACTTCGTGTATAGCTGAATCGTTGTTAAACTTAAGATCAATTTGTTGACCGTCGCCACAAAGAATCATTGTAGAGTGTTTACCCAATCTTCCAAGAACCATACCTAATTGTTGTTTGGTCAGGTTTTGGAATTCATCAACTATAACAATAGACCTTTCAAAAGTTCTTCCTCTGAAGTGTGTTAGTGAAACCAATTCAATGGTTTCATCTTTTTCCATCTTTTCTAAGTGGTCTGGTTTATTATAGACCTTTCTCATATTGGACCTAATGGGAACTAGCCAAGGTTCCATCTTTTCCTCAAGTGAACCTGGAAGAAATCCATTATCCTCGTTTGATACCGTAGGCCTGGTAATAACTATTTTTTCACATTGTTTTTTAAAAAACATGTCCAAAGCTATTTGCACTGCTAATAGTGTTTTTCCACTCCCTGCCTTTCCAGTAACAAAGTTAAACGGGTGAAGTAGAATTTGTGCTTTTGCCTGCTTTTGCTCTTCTGAGAGAGTTAGTGAGAATTTTTTGTCCACTGAGTAAATTTATTTTATTGATTGTATGTGATTTGCCAACCGTAGTTTTCGACTAGATCTTTAAGCATTGGGCTTTTAAGGTGTTTAATTTGGTCGAATAGATTGTGCTCGTCGCTTCCATTTTTGAATTTTGCCGAACTTTTCTTTAGTTCATATCCGTGGTAATGGTTTGCAAAGAATGATAGCCATAAATCTTCGATAAACCAATATTTTTCTGGACACTTAAAAAGTTCATCCTCCCTGAATATATCCATATCGCAAACCATTCCTCCGGTTCCACAGTAATCAACAGAATCTCCACCAGAAACGTTTATCCTATTGGCAGCACCATAGTAGTTAAGTGTTTTAATTTTCCATGCCCATTGTGAAGATATCTGCTTTTTTGAGGATTCTTTTAAGAAGATGTCTAACGAATCTGCTTCGAATGTTTGATCGTCATCTATAAAGACACAAAAGTCTAAGCGGTTTTCCATGTCGAGTAGATGTTTTGCCAAAAAGAATCTCCCAAAACCGCCTATGTTTTCTTTGCTGTGTATTATACTGCAACTAAAATTTGCGTTTTCTGAAAGTATTTTCTGAAAGGATTCTGATTTTTCCTGATTGTTATTCCATACAAATAGATGGAAGTTTTTGAAATTCTGATTGTTAAGCTGCTGAACGACTCTTAAAAACCCATCCTCCCTTTTCCAAGTACACATGATTACTGGTAGGATCTTTTCGCTAAGTGATGTAGTATTTGTATTGAGTTGAATTAGTTCCTTCTCTTCTATTAACATGTTTTATGTCTTTGGAAATGGTTTGATATATATTCAAAACTAAAGAAATCAAAATAATTACAAAAAATGGCTACAGTAAATACTACTTCCATTCTTGGCTCTGATTCGATTTCTGCATCGAGAACAACTATTAATTCAAATTTCCTTACTCTGGAGAATTGGATTAATAACTATAACACTGTTTTTGGTCTAGATACTGTCAATGGAATCATTAACCTATCGGGTGCTTCAACGGGAAGAATTTCTGCTAAAACTGGAAAGTTCGATTCTATTATCGTACCAAGCGGGGGAACAGCGTTAGCTCAGATTAATTCATCTGGTGCTGGATCTTTTACAACCGTTTCGACTACCAACTTAACAGGAAGCGGGACAATCAGCTTTGGTTCAGGAAGCACTTTAACACAAAGTGGAACCTCTACTTTTTCTGGAACGACAACTTTAAGTGGATCTACCACATTAAATAACACAATGACCTTGGGTCCAGTTGGTAATTTTGCCTGTGGAAACACTGTTGGTGCTAGTGGAGCTACAGCGGGAACAACATTCCCTTCTTCCGCAACCGGTGGCGGTGGCGGTAGAGGAACTTCGTCTGGTAATCCTTATGTTATCACAGCTCAAGAAGATGTGATTTATGCACAGTGTTCTTCCGGCTTCTATATGAGTGTTGGAACTGACGGAGCAACAGGAGCTAATTTACCTGCTGGTTTAAGAATTACCATCGTAAACACAGAAACTTCTGCTGGTTCTATTAAAACCGGTGTCCAGGGATCAAACTATACCGGCTTTAATACAGCTAGTGGATATGGTCAATTCCCTTCTACCGGAATTACTGTTGATGCCAACAGACCTTATCAATCTTCTATTCAACTCCAATGGGAACCAAGGATCGGTAAGGATAGCGGTAGCCAAGAAGGATCTTGGGTAGTACTTGGATCTTCAAATATGTCTTTTGCATAATAAAAAAAATTAGATAAATGGCAAAAACTCCATTTATAAGGCCTCTTCAAGTACAGGGTGGAACTTTCTACGCATTTTCTTCTGCTGCTGAAGATCTGTCTTTTACGTTTAACAATTCGGTTGATAAGTTCAAGTTTTCAAAATTTGCTCTTCTTAACATCCCAGATATTAATTCTGGTGATCCCTTGGGTAATAGCATTAAGCTAAATGCTCCAGATAGTGCCTTTTTGGATTATGCAACAAGTGCTGGAAACATTATTACTGGTAATGCCAATACTGATTTCTCACAAAGTTTCCAGAGCTACTGTTTGAATGTTGAAACTACAATCCTAAGTGGGGATGATTATGATCCCAGCCTAAAGCAAAATATTTCCGAAAGGGTATTTTTCAAATGGCTTAAGGAAGTAGGTGCTATAAGATACCAACCAGCATCCTCGGATCAGGTAGTTGCTACTCTAGATCAAAATACTGTTATTACTATAAATGACTTACCTTCCACCCAGAAAAGGTATGTTGAAGGTGACCCCTCTGGAGGAACTGGATCATATGGATTAGTAGGTTCAACATATAATAGGGTAGTTCAGTATATTGGTAATCTTGATATTGTAAACTCTGTCAAGAACAACAACAACACTTATTCAGAAGTGTATGTTCACGTTCCGACTAAAGACGGTAACACACCAACGGTCCTTTTTAAAAATGTAGTTGATTCAAATTATTATCCAGATTTCCAATGGACGAATAACCCAGCGGATCCTTTGGATAAAGAATATTTGACCGGGAGATCTTATGATGAATTAAATCCGAGCGGGTTAACCAATTTAGCTATCTTTGATGATGATGTTTTAGGTTCGCCGAGTGTTACGTTCTCTGATACCACTGACGGATCAACAGGAAGCGGTAACTGGTATGCCCCTAGGGATACAGCAAACACATATTTCACTGATTCAACATTTGTTGATCCAACTTCTCTTATTATTTCAAAATCTGTTTCTGGAGCAACAGCTGGTGTTGGATTTCAGAAATATGTAAGAACCAAATTAGATTCAATCGGAATCGATTTCGACCCGGATTCTTATAAACAGATTGTTGATGATGCATCAATTTCAACATTAGAGGAGTTCAACTCTACTTCTATCTCAGAGGATTTCGAGTTTAATGCGGTGCTTATCTATTATGATGTCTATGACCCAGCAGATCCTACAAATTCAGCCACAAACCTTTATGGGGTTTTATTCCTGGACGATGTGCAGACAACTGGAACTAATGTTTATAGCATACCTAGATTCCAAAAGTACAAACCAAATATAGTTACCAAGTTAAATGGTAACTCTTACGGTCTAAAGCTAAATATCAAATTTGATGTTGATATCGATCAGACTGGGGTTGAGCAGGCAATCAATGATTATTCCCCATTCTCGCTAACGATGTTTATGGATGCTGTGAATGTTTTACAAGATGCTTCAAGCACTCTTAACAATAACGCAGCAAGTTATATTGATCTGGAAAGAAGAGTCTCTGAGATGGAAAACTTGCTACTTACACAAGACACCTCTACAACATTGGATAGGAGAATTACAAGCTTGGAAAGCTCCTATGCAGCTAACCAGGCCCTTTTCAACAACACCCAATCTGTAATGGGATTGATTACTCAAAATTATGAGTTAATCCGGGCTATTATCAATAATGAGACTTCAGTTGAGATCTCATACAATTTGGATACTATCAAGCAAGGTTCTGGAGTTATAGTAAATCGATCGGTACCTAACCAGGTTATTATCGAAAACAATAACCAGGAGTTTAACATCGGACCTAATAATGGAACAGTCACCTTACAAAATACCTCTTCTAACAGAATAGGTCTTAAAACCTTTGGTAACTATGTAAAGCACGTAAATAATGGTACTCCAATAACTCTTACCTCTGATCTAACGATAAGAATTGATGACTCTGTCGTTAACTGGAAGAAAGGACAGGCTATGAAATTCAGCTTTGGGGACCAAATTATTCCTGGCGACTTCACCATCAATTTCTTAACTAATGCGGTTGGAAAATATCCAATTAGCAATCCTAGCGGGGTAGCTTATTCTAACTTGATAATTTCCCTGGTAGATTCTGATATTTCTTCCTATGAGTATATGCCAGTTATTGAGATCATTTGTATCGATAACGAGAATCTGATCTTCCAGGCTGATATAGTAGGAAAAAGCTTAACAAATAATGGATAAAATTTTATAAACTAAAATGGCATCAACACAAAATTCAATTAGTTCTCTAGTAGCTCAGTTTTTAAGACTGCAAAAAAATTCATTGGAGATAATTAACGGTCTAAATGAGGTAGCAACCTCTACAAATGAAAATGTGCAGATTGAGTTGCTAGACGAAAACGGTTTGCCATCTTTCGCAAGTATTCCTGCTTATGGATATTTAAGGAGTGAGATCGAGCGTCTCGATTCTAATATTCAGTCATTAGCAGGACTAGGTGATAACTTTGCTACCGTTAGAAATCCCGATGGTACATACAGCCAAGTTTATAAATCGCAGCCATTAAAGGACCCAACTCCACTGTCGAACCTTCAGGTACCAAGTACATTCTCAACAAGGGATAATTGGTTCTTCGAAAGTTTTCTTAGCCCGTTGCTTTATGTTACAATAGATGTAACTGGACAAATAGCTGACGATGCTGATCGTGTAAGGGTTAAAAGAATTATTGCAAACACCAATACAGACGAGAAGAAGGCCTATTTTGATAACAACCTAAACGGAAGGAACGATCTAACTGAACAAGGATTTATCAATGAACTTGATGATGCTGGGATAACCTATTTTGTTGATGAGGATAATATCGATCTTCCTTTGAGATCTATTAGAAACAAAGGTTCGTTTGGTGTACTTTCTTTTTATGATGACGTGGTAACTATTACAGATGCTAACGGAAACCAAGTTGAAGAAACCAGAAGGAATTACAAGCTTAACACTGTCAACTACACAGACACAACATCTAATGTACAGAATGGAAGGACATTAGCGGTTGGAGATACGCTGTTAACTAATGATGGAACACGCTATTTGATAACCTCTGTAAATATCCAGGAAACCTCTGTACAACTTAAAAGATCCTCTGGATACCAGCCAGTACAAATCGGAGACAATAATTTGACTCTTGAATCTTCTCAATTAAGTCCTAGAGTTATTGAGGTGAATGTAGGGTTTGACGAAAGACAGGGTATTTTCTTTAAAAAGATTGATGACAATTTTAATGTTATTGGTTCCTCTTGGTCAACGGGTATAGTGATTTATAGTAATCAACTTACTACAAACACTAATTCGGGAGTTCAAACATTAGAACAATTTTACCTAACCTCCGTTGCCGATTTGGGTCAGATTTTCCTTGGCATGGCGAAGGAGAAAAAGATTAACGCAATAAATGGACTTGTGCCTGATAGCCCTTCTGTTGCTGCTACAAATTTTAGGGTTGTCCAGGTAAATACACAATTAACTGAAGGCACCGATGTACAAACCTTAAATGATAAGGTAGCTCTAAAATCTACTTTACAATCGGAGATTCAACAGATTGATAATTCGATTAATCAGGCCAGGACAGATCTTAATTCTGTATCATCAACTAATGTTTTAGCAAACAATGTTACAAACATTTCTCAAACATCATTAAATACACAGGCTTCAAGTTCTGCTCTTGCTTCGCTTAATTCTCTAACTCAACAGAGAGTCCAAAAGCAACAATTACTTTCATCGGTTGTGAATGATATTACATCAATAGCAGAGACTAATCCTGCATTGACTGTGGAGCCAAAATATAGGGTAAGAGGTTTTTGGCCAATCCCACCTCCTAAATCAAGTACCGTGACTGGAGATCAGAGTGTGATTCAGTTTATTATACAGTATAGGTACCTATCGGAAGCTGGAGCTTCTCCTGCAGTACAACAGATAGGTTACACTGACGAAAATGGGCAGGAAAAAACTGGGGCCTTTTCTAATTGGACTGAGATAAAATCAGAACTCAGAAAAAAAGTATATGATCAGAATACTGGTACCTACGTTTGGGCTCCGGAGGACACTGATAATGCAGATGCTACCAACATCAATCAGCTTGACATTCCAATCACTAAAGGTGAAAGAGTTGAAATAAGAATTAAATCTGTTTCAGAAGCTGGATGGCCAGACAATCCACTAACATCGGATTTTTCTTCTCCCGTGGTGGTAACGTTCCCAGAGGATCTTTCAACACAAAGTACCACACAAAGTGTTAGTACTAACCTTAAGGATGAAGCAATACTTGCAATTCAGGAGGATCTTAATGCTAAAGGGATTGATGGTCTTTTAAATCAGCAGGTACAGACCGCAGATAAAACCTACTACCTTGGAACCTCGTCTATTTTAAGCGGATATTATGATAGCTCTGGTAATCCTTTGGATCTTTTCCAAAAATTGAACGAGCTCCAGGATCAAATTAATTCTCTGCAGGCTACAATTGGTAATGTTACTGGATCGCTAGAGGTTTACGTCGTTAGTGGATCAAATTCTCAGCTTGTTTCGAATGGATCAACAGTCAATCTAAATGCTGGCTATTTTGATCAGATCTACCAGAACGCTTCAACCTCTGATGCAGGTAAGATAGCTTCAACTGTTTACGAGATCAAAATTATTAATACCTCTGCAGGTTTATTAGAACTTTCTTCCATACTACCTGGTGGGTTATCTACTCTTGCTGGTACAAGCTCTACTTATTCTTTACCGGATGGATATACAACTAATTTAAGATATGGTGAAGTACCAATTTCAGTTACTTCTTTGAGTACCGCTGATATTATACCAACTGGATCAACTGGTGGTGCTAATAACGACTCATTCAAAGAATTTAGACAAGCACCACCATACGCTTCTGGTAATTCTAACAGTCAGTTTATCTACCCAAGGTGGAAGTCAGTAGGCTTTGATGCTCAGCTTTATAATGTACCTGCATCTTTTTCTGCATCTTATGACTATACCGGGGATTCGAGTGGATTGCCAAGAAACGGAAGTCAGCTTTTGCCTTTTGATCCTACCGATTCTTCGGTTCCTACCGCATCAGGAACTGACGCAAATGTTTGGAATGGAACATTTTCTGGTGTGACCGGAAGTTATACTGGAAATGGAAATGGAACCCTAAGCGAATTCTGTATTCATAAGAATCATCCAGATCTAACAACCGGGTTATCTTTCACAAATCTTGTGAAACCAAACTTCAGCGGGGGAGTGGTAGTTTACCCTTATTTCAGGCAATCGGACTACTTCCATTTGGATACAACTGTTGTTAACAGCTTCCAGCAACTTGGATATCAGCAAGTGTCTGTAGATTTTGCCCAGGGTGCAACTGCATCGAGAGAAGATGCCATGTACCCGAATAAGCTTGGATTTACTGCTAATGACGAGTATTTGATTGGAAGGTACACGTGTGGATCTTACCTATTCTTAGGTCCACCAACAGCATCTACCATACAAGTTGAGGGATCAACACAGCTGGCCTCAAAATATGTCAAAAGCGGGGACAAAAATGCTATCAATATTCCTTTAATATTCCAATTTAGAGCTAATGATAAATTAGGTTATATCGGCGGTTTTAGAGCGGATGGAAACCCAACAAACATAACATACACCAAAAAAGCTGGAATAGATATACAGGTAAGAAACCAAAGTCCTTTCTCTTTTGATGTTGTTGTGACTGGAAAGTATAAAAATGATACACTCTCAGCTCCTAATTTTGCATCTATTGGACAAAATATGGGAGGGGATTTTTAATTACTAAATAAAGGAATAAAACTTTAGATGGCTTCACCAAAATTATTTGATTACAATTCCTCTTTTGGACTTATAAGAACAAACCCCAAATTAACGGGAAATGTAAAAGTTTCTTTGGATTCATCTGGTGGAGTTTGGCTAAACTCCTTTAATGCCAATCCAACGCTTAGTTCTGAGAGGTTTAAGAAGTTTCAAGTTACTGGAAAGGATTCTTATGCAACTGATATTTATAACTTTTTTGATAAGGGTGCTTTAGCTAATGATCTGATATTCCAAGTTGGTGAATTTACTGACGGGAGTTCCAAAGCCCAAGAGGACTTTGAATTTCAGTATGATTTTTTTTATGGAAGTGGAGCTTCTACCCTGATTGATAAAAATTATACTGAGAATTTCAGATATTTTCAGCCCCTTTGGTTGAGAAACGAGTTACCTGAATTTTTTGTCATATTTAAAATACCAGAGCCATTAAGCTATCCATATACTACAAATGTAACTAGGATTAGGGAATCAATTAGTTATAAATTAATTCAAGATCCTGATTCAACGGAGACTTTTCAAATAGCATATGGTAAGGACAACTCAGGTCTTGATATTTTATACAAGGCAAATCAAATCTTTGATGGAGTAAATCTTTACAGCACCTATCGTGTGGTTTCTGGTTCTGGAAAGGTCGTTGAAATGAATGAACTTAAATTCCAAAATGATGTTGATGACGTTGAGGGATTTTTTAATTCTAAGATTCTACCCCATGCAAAAGTCATAGCAACATATGATCTAAGGTCTGAGACTAAGATTGGGCAGTACATCAGGGGTATTGTTAACAATAAAAATTACAAAAAATCCCCGATTGATTTCTCTTTCCAACAGAATACCTACACGTATTACAATGGAGTGAGCATTAAGGATGGTGTTTTTACAGAGAGGGGCGAGCTTCTATATGATTATTTGGTAAGCCCACAAGCATCTATCCAATCGGATTTTGAAAACTACGTTACTGACGGATTTCAAAGAAATGGAGTTGTTTGTCCGAATGTGCTGAACATGGAATTTTTATTTAACGATCCTGATTCAGATTTATACACAATCAACAGATATTTTGGTTTTTATGTCTCCAAAAACGATCTTGGTGAGTTTTTCTTAAATGGCGATTATTTTTTCGATTTCAAGAATAGTCCAGACAATTTAAATTTACCAAAGCCGTCTAGAAATAATTTGGGGCATTATGAAGATAATAGACCAAATTTCCAAAGTAGCACTGGTGGAGTAAGATTGTATTACGAGGGAGCCTCTGGATGGATTCCTGGTTCGTATGATACCAATGTTAACGATCCACAGAAGCTTTATTATATCACAGATAAGAGCGACAATTTTTATTCTCTAAAAAGGTTTGAGAATTATAACAGAACTACTAAAACCTGGGAGAACAATACGCCAGGATATGCTACCTATGGTCCTTATGATAATGGTACCTTTGGAGTAACCGGAAATGTAAACATCCCTACTGGATCCCTTGTAATAGGCAATAAGTCAATCAATCTACAGGCATTCACAGGATATGGGGATAAGATTGGGTCAATCAAGGGGATTTTATCAGGTTCAAAGGGAAGAGCAAACATTGGAATTGAATTCTTAACAAACGATCCATTAAACGGAGAAGTAGTCTTTAAGCTATTTTGGCCGAATGGAACAAGATCTGAATCCGCTGGAAGATATGATTTAATTAAAACTGGGGAATTTGGCGGAACTCTTGTAGGATGGAAAGCTGGATCATCTTATAATATAGGGAACAATCATTATTTCAATGCAATTGACGGAAAGACTAAACAGATAGCTTCTGCTTTTTGTGATTGCGTAAATTCAATAAGTGATGTGGTTTGGGATTCTGCTCCAAATTCATCCACCTCGGTAATCAGAACCAAAGCTAGTGGTACAAAAGTTAATCGTGAGTATAGAGTTGTAATCTACGATGACTATGCAACATTTGAATCTGAATATGTTGGATTGTGGAACAACACAAGCGGATATTCTACTGGTGATGTTGTTATGTCACAAAACAATTACTACAAAGCTAAAATCAATATCTCCCCATCTACTCCAGGATCTCCTAATGCAGATCCAGCCATAGATACTACTAGCTGGGAAATTTATTCAACCTTTTCTCAATCTGGGTTTGTTAAGATAGGCGGTGTTGATGCATCAACCCTCTCTGGTGCTGTATCATTTAGCGGCGGAACAGATTATGCACTTTCTAGAGTTTCTTTTGGATCCTCTGAGAAAGATAAGGTTGTTGTTGGTAATTATATTGAGGTCAAGAGTGGAACTGGTGTCACCGGTGGTGCATCAGCGATAGAAACCGTTACTCCGTATGTTGATGATCCAATTTTTGATGTAAATGGAAAGGTAACTGGGTTTAATGGCTATGATGAATTACTTACCGCAAGTTTAAAAGACCAAAAGTCTGTTATTGATCTTGGTACTAGCCAATCTTTTAATCTCTATGAAATGCCAAAGATTAAGACGGGAGTATTCTCTTTCTTTGATATCAAGGATTTTGATTTTGATTTTTGGTCTTCCTCCTATGGAGAGACGCCAACCCCTGAATTCCACCGATACTTCCAATTGATATCCGAAGTAAATGGACAGATCAAATCTGGCGTTAAATATATTGTGCAGTCTGGTGAGATCCTAGTTGATAATGGAACTGGGAGTCAAAGGACCTTAACCACTGGTCAAGCTTTTATAGGAACCTCGGTAAGTTATTTTGAAGATATTGGCTTTAGTAATACTGGTGCTACCTCAATTGTTGTACCTGCAATATTTACACAATCTGGTTGGAAGGATGCTTCATCACTATATAAGGGGGTAAAAGCAGAGGAGAACCTTGATTCATTTGATGGATTTTTCGGAATTCAGTCGATTAACGAGACCCAAGCAATTTCGCAAGCTAACACCAAAGAATATATTTTTAATTACGGAAAGCTAGATACTGAATATGAGTATCTAGAGGAAAACTATACAGCTCCAAGGGCAAATAGATCTAAGATCGTTCCATTCATAAACAAGTGGGGCTATTTTGGAGGTACTGATGCAAGGGGTCATTCCTATAGATTAAATGTATCTCCTGCGTTTAGTCCAACTAACTTTTCCCCTAGTTTTGAAAAGGAAATTCCAGATCCAATGTATCTTACCCATGAATGGATGCTTTTGGAAGGAGTTCCTGAAGGATACCCTTCTGATGAAATAGAGGGGCAAAACAGCTATTTACCGAGCAAGATAGACCTTAGCAAAATTAGGAGTGCAAATCCTGATGATGCTTTATATTTTTCTTCTTTCCTCACGGTTGAGCCAGCAGACTATTCTAGCCCTTATAATATTTCTGGAAACACAACAAAGGAGCTATTCACCCCATTTGTCTACAACAGGTCTACTGGATTTTATGATACTGTTTTTAGAGGGGCTAAGATATCGCTAAGAAGAAGGAGTACTGTTGCTAACCCTCAAAGTGCCCTTGAAAAATATGTTCCTAATTACAGAGGGTTTGAGGACTATAAATTTGCTTCAATCTTAAGGGTTGAAGTCGAGACAACCAATACCATTCAATCTCCTGTTAGTTATGAGATAATCGAAAACACCCAACAAAAGTGTGTTCTTTTTGTCTGTACAGTAGTTATCAAAGATTATCGAGCATTCCCTCTAGGATATACTGGTGGGACTGGTAGTAGTCCCTATTTAGATTATACACTGCTTTACAGTCTTAGTGATAAAAAGAAGGATGCTGGAGTAGGAACAACCGGGTCTACTGGAGCAACGGGATCTCCACTATATGAAATTGATGACATCAAACTTAGTGCTGCACTCGACTTGTCCATCTCTTCTAGTAGTTCAGTTACTGAATTTACTAATCCTGGTTTTATCTATACTATTCCAAATTCCGAATATGATACAGACTTAAGGGAAGAGATTAATACGATTTATCCTGTTGGTGGAACCGGATCTCTATCCCCCACAGGTAAGGGAAGCTTCAGCGTTCCTGCTATTTCCTCAACTTACCCTTGGCCTATTGGAAGATCTAAAAATTTAGCATCTTTTGGTCCAGTTGGTACTAATTATACATTTACAATACCTTTTGCATTTAGCTCTCCTGTTACTGTACCTGTTGGACCTAAAAGTGCTTACCAAGGAAATCCAGTATTTCAGGTAGAGGGAGGTGAGAAATACTTTGATTTTATCATGAGGAGGATTTCTCTATCACAGATTTCTGATAGGGTAAATAACGAAAGCCCCTTTATCAAATATCGAACATATTCTTGGGACGAAGAGACTCAAACTACCGAGGTACGAAATGATTACTTCCAATTCTATATGCAAAAGCCAACTGCTCTTTTCCGAAGTAATGGGACATTCCCGGTAGCCGACTATTCAGGACCTCAGACTCTAGGTCAGAACCAACCTACCGGATATCAGATTAACGTGGGTTCAAATTATGCTGCAGACATTTTAAGATATGCTGGTAAATACGAGCCATTGTTCAAGAAGGTGATGAGGTATAAAAACGATAAAACGGATACCATTACCGGATTTACCTCAGCAGATTTGAGTTACCGTAATTGTACCTTTGCTCCAGAAAAATCTGAGTTTGGTAAGCTAAAAAATCTAAATTATAGTAAGGTTTCACTGGGAAGAAACATTCTAGAGAAATCTGACAATTTACCCCTAGGTCCAGTTTATCCCCTAGTTGGTGAAACACCTATTGCGAGAAAAGATTTTTCTGTATTTCTTTCTACTTGGGATCCTGGTTATTTCAATCTTTTCACATCTGCTACACAGAATTCGTCAGTTGCTGGTACTAGATCAATGAGGGAAAACAAGTCTTTCTTTGGATCTAAGATGATGCAAACCCCTTATACGATAACATCATATACATTTATCACTTTGGAGGTAAATAGAAATAGTGGAGAAACTGATATCCAGAAAATTAACGCGGCAGCTACCAGGGCACTTCAGCAGATACAGAGTATTACCCCACAAACATCAAACACTGGTATAGGTCAGTTAGGAACAGTTCTTTCGAGTGTAGACTTACCAGCATTCGATGAAGGAATTTACCCAGATGTTGAGGTTTTCTGGCAAAAGGACACCCAAACAAATAAGCTTTATGGGTCAATTAGGCTTGATAGAATTTTAAGAAGATTCCTATTGAACTCTGGGATAAGCAAGGTATTCGTTGAAAATATAATTAGTGAATTTGGTGTTGGTGATCCAGAAAACATAAATGATGATATCAAAACCTATATTGATAAAAACATAGTGCCTATCTATCAAGGGATAACTTTTGATCTCTTTGTTAAAAAGACTGGTACTGATTTAAGTGCTACAGAGCTACTGCTCAGAGGTGATTTAGTAAGTCCAGATAGGATTAGATATTCGTATTATCAAGAACCAAACTATAAGCTTACCAAAAGAAATGCACTGTCATACTCGTTTGAACTCCCAATGGAAAGCGGAAAAAACTACTCCACTACATTTACTTTCCAGATAGAAAAAATATAGGGATTAGAAGTTAAGGAATATATAAACAAAGATAAGAGAAGAAAATGCCGAATCTGAACATAAAAGCTTTAAACGCCGGCGACAACCAGCAATCCATAAGGGAGAAAGTAAATTCTAACTTTGATGCTATTGTAGCTTCTGGTGGTGGCCCTCAAGGACAACAGGGAGCACAAGGAGAGCAAGGACCGATTGGACCTGCTGGTCCTAAAGGGGATCCTGGGCAAGAAGGTTTAAGAGGTACTAAGTGGTTTGTTCAGGGAGCTGAGCCAACTGGTGGAGCTAGCGACCCGATAAGGGTTGGCGATTATTGGGTTCAGACTTTGGCTAACAACTCTATTTTTGAGTATACTAGTGCTGGTTGGGTCGATACTGGACAAAACCTGAAAGCATCGGAGGTTTTTGAAGTAGTAACCGGTGTTTCTGGTCCAACTGGAAGTAAGGATGCTATTGTTATCAGCAGCCCCTTCCCTGAACTCAATACCCTTGTACTTAGCGATTCTGCTGCGGCAACTTCAACCATAAACCCGACTTATGCTAAGTTTCTGATTTCTTCAAACGGTAGCAACGACTATCCGATTATGGAGTTTTCTAAAACCAATGTAAGTGGAATTGGAACACCAGCAGATTATAATAGACACCCACAGTTTAGATGGTTAGATCCCTCTGGTTCTAATTATGATCTATTATTCTCGGTTCCACAGGATGACCTTTCTATTACCTCCGGCGGAAGTATGCTTATACAGTCTACCTCATCAACACTGGATATATCTGGTAATGGTGGTCTGACCATGTCTTCCGGTTCGAATATGAACGTCACCTCTACGGGTAATATGTCATTTTCGTCTGGGTCTTCACTAATGACTTTCTCTTCTCAGAAATTTACACTTTCCAGTAGTTCATTAGCCCTCTCGGTTCCGTTGAATATTACAGGGGGAACAAGTCAGTCCCCATTATTAAGTCTTCTTAGTGCTGGAAGTGGTGACACTCTAAAGGTCCAATCTACATCTTCGTCTTCTTCTTACTATCTTCTAAGGCTATTAAGTGCAAGCACAGAAAGATTTAGTGTTAGAAATGATGGTAAAGTAACATTCCAAAGACAAGTTAATGCTACTAATAATACTGTAAGTAGTACAGCTTCTTTTACAATTAACATAAGTAGTGTAACTTATACAAGCTGGTTCTATGGACCTTCAGCTGGGAATACTGGACAGGGCCTTTCAACTACTGATTTCGGACCTGGGAATATTCTATATGCAGATTGGACAACCTCAGGTCAAAGAATAATAGGGATACCAAATGCCTCAAATTCCACATCTTGGAGGGATTATCTTGCTAATAATGAATCAATAACACTTCACTATTATGCCAAGAGTGGGAAGGAGTTTGACGGCATGACATCAGTAACAGCCTCCGGTCCTCCTACTAGTGTTGGCTCATACACAATTTTTTCAACCTCAGCAAGCTATGTTGAGGTCACAATATTAATGGTTGGATCTACACCAAAATGCTATTATTCGACATGTGCTGGAGAATGTGGAGTTTTATTCTAATATAGGAGATGGCAGATTTTAACACAAAATACATATTACCAGGAGATGACAAGGATACCATCATCAATAAGATAAATCACAATTTTTATCAGGTATTTTTCAATGGTGTTGGTGAAAAGGGTCCTGTTGGCTATGTTGGTGCTACAGGTATTAGAGGTCAAGCTGGGAGAGATGGTGAAGCAGGTGCAACTGGCGAAAGAGCTGCTGATTGGTTTTTCTCCTCTACCGAACCAAGTGATTCTGAATCTCAAAATGGTGATATTTGGATTAACATAGGGGTTACTGGAGGTCAGCAAGTTTATGTTTATACCTCTGGCTCTTGGATTGATAGTGGACAAACACTTCTTTCTTCCGGTGTATTCTCTACAATAACTGGTGTTTCCGGTCCTGGTAATTCAACTTCAAATAATGCCATTTACATTAATGGAAATCAAGGGGATAAAACTTTTGTTTTATCAGATTCTGCTGGTGCAACCTCGTCTATGAATCCTAACCTTTCTAAGGTAATGGTTTCAACAGATACCTCTCAAACTTCTGATTTTGCTATAGTTGGTTTTGCAAAGACTTTTCTAACTCAGACTCCTGGTGGAATAGTTTCTATGAAGTGGTCCCAAACAGGAAGCTCTTATGACCATAAATGGAACTTTCCAGGAGAAACTAGAATCCAAAGTGGACTTTCTTCCACTTATTCTGCCACGGGAGGAACGATGACACTTTCGGCTCCGAATCAGAATTTGAATGTTTCATCTAGATCGACTGCTAGTTTTACTGCAGCAACCGGTGGTGCGGGTACTTTTTCTTTTTCAACCCCTGGAATTTTTAGCTTTTCCTCCAGTGATGCAAACTTATCTGCTTCATCTTTTGATGTAACTATAAGTAATCCTGGCTCAACTGGATATATTGCTGCTACTGTTTCTCCATATGTTCCTTTGGCGACTTTGTCTGGCTCAGGAAATGGTGTAAACATCACTGCAGCATCAGAAACTTCCGATGAATTGCTTCAGGTATTAAGTACGACGGGTAAGGACTTTATTAAATCTGAAAGGACAAATAGATTTTCCATCGGTGGAGCTAATGGAGCTACTGGTGCATATAAGGTCAAAGGTATAACTAATACCACCCAAAATCTCTTATCTGATGGAGTAGACTACTATATAAATTGTGGAAATCCAACAAACGATGTTTGTGTCATTACTCCAGGTCCACTTTATTCAGGTAGTCCAAGTGCTAACGGAAAAGCTAACCGTGTCCTGCTGAATGTTGGTAGCAATTTTTCTTGGGCAGCGGGACTTTTAAATTCTGGTGAAAGCAGAACCTTCGATTTCTTTATGAATTCTCCAACATTTTCCTTTGGTGGAATAAGAGTGGCTAAATCAGGAATACCTGGGGTAGGCAAAGAATATATTAACGACAATACAGCAGGTGAAGATGGGTGTCAGCACATACGTTTAACTTTTTTCCCGATAACAATCACTGAAAAATTCCACTACGAGGCTTTTTCAGACGATCACTACGAGTGTGGCTGGGAAACTTATACCATAGCGGTAGGGACAGATAGTGGAGGCCCAGGTGGAGGCTTTTTAGGCCTCTAATAAGAAATTTTGTGATACATAAACTTAGATAAATATACAGTAATGGAACTTACAAAGAAAGAGAAAAATAAAGCCAATTCATTGAAGGACCAGTTTTCCTCGGTTAGGGGTGAAATTGAATCAGTACAGGCTGAGATGGATCTGCTAACTCAAAAAGCTGGTACATTGATCAAGGAACTTGAAAATTTGAGGGACCAAGAAGCACAGTTTATAACTGGACTTAAGAACAAATATGGTGAGGGAACACTCGATCCATTCAAACTAATCTATATGAAATGACACCAATTGTTGGTAAAATATGGTCTTTAATTAACAGCAAGGCTGGACCTATAGTTGCTATAGTTGTCCTAGCTTTTTTGCTTTTAAGACAGTGCAACGTTTCTCAAAATGCCAAAAGGGAGGCTGAAAGAAATATGAACAACCTTCTGGCAGAGCAGGATAGTGTAAGGGAAGTTACATCAAAGCTTGGGAATGTCCTTGCTGAAAAATCTGCTTTCCAATTAAAATACAATGAACTTTCGGAGGAGCAAGAGGATCTGATTAAACAACTAGAATTAGCTAAAAATAAAAAGCCTGGCGTTGTTATTGAGACCCAAGTGGTTTATAGGGACACAACAATTATAGTTCCTATTGAGAATGAGATTGGCGATAGTTCTTCAACTTTGAAGTTTGCTTACAATCCAACTTTGCCTGGAAATAATAGATTAATGGTTAGCGGTAAATTACCTTATACTACAAGTGATACCTTAATAAATGGCTTAGAAAGAACCTTGATTAACCCTGGTGTAGTAAACCTTACCATTGAGCAAAAGATAGATTTGGTAACTGGTTTATATAGAGATCCGAAAACAGATAGGCTATTTGTAAGAGCTTCCACTACCTTCCCAGGCATTTCGTTTAATGATATAAATGCTTTGGATATGGTCGATGACCCAGGTACACGAAAAGCACTAAGGGGAGCAAGAAAACCTTTTGGTATCGGTGTTAATGTAGGTTATGGTATGCTCCTTACAACGGATGGGTATCAAGCAGGGCCTATTATAGGAGTTGGTTTGCACTACTCACCAAAATTCCTACAGTTTGGTAAATAAAGAAAGATAAAATGGCATTTTCAAGCACATCAAAATACGTTCAGCTTACTCCTTACCTGGTAATGGAGTATAGGTATGCAGATCAACCAAACCCAGAGACATATTTTGTCAACACCGGATCCCCATCAATTGGTTTTAATAAGTTGGTCAATGGTGTGCTGGAAGATGATAACGGGCAACCTTCTAACGATGTACAGATAATGAACCTTGACGAGGATCAATCTGTAACACAGAATACCCGTAATAATAGCGTTGTACAAACTAACCAAAATACGTTTATAACTCTTGATCCAGGACTTGTAGTACCTTACAATGATTTTAATTCAGATCTTACAGATACTGCAGATCTCCCTATTACATTTCCTTCTAATATTCAAGTGATTTATGACTCTGTAAGGTATCACATTCTTGCTGGATATAACCTAAATAATATTGATGGTCTTGTTCTTCAGATTCAGTATCTTGATGTAAACGGATCTCATGTAACATTTTCGCAGATTAAATTATCGAAGGGTTCTTCCCAGACTTACACATTGAGTCCAAATCCTCTGACGATTGGGTCTAATATTTTCGACAAATATTACGAAGTTAAGATACCAAGTCTCGTTGACATGAACAACAAGTACGGTGCAGCTACAGCTTCAAATAAGTCAAAAACTTTAGCTGGATTAACTAGTAAGAGCGGTCGGGGATATCAAACAGCAGCTCCGATAAGGATTAAAGCCTACGAGATTTTAAGTACAACAACCACCAATGGCTATGACACCTATGGCACGAATCTTCTGGCAGCTCTTTCTCTTGAGTCTACTGACCCATTTAAGAATATAGGTGCCTATATTGCACCGTCTGACCAGGGTGACTACTTTGAGTATTTTGCTACTGATAATGGTGGATTTCCGGAAGATTTCATCCTCTTCCAAAATTCTATTGGAAATAGTTACTACCTAAATCATACTATTGAAACCCTTGAGCAAGTTGGAGGGGCACTGCTAAATACATCTAATTTTAGTAACATCCAAACCACTGCCTATGATGTTCCAAACCTTTTAAGACCTATTGTTAGATACCCACAGGTTGCTTCTTCTTTTACCTTGAGATACACCATGACTCTGGTTAATAACAAAGATCAGTCAAGGCTTATCAGAATTGCAACCTACACTTCTGCTGATGTGAGTAGATATGGTGCTGAAATTCAGCCATTGCAACTTCAGGTTCTTCCTCAGCAGCAAAAGATTTACAACAAGGTGGCTGGTAGCACAAACATATCGGTTCCAAGCAGCGGAATAACACCCAGTCAGATTACAAAATTTGCAAATGTTTTTGTTGACAGGACCTTAGTAAACACCTCACTTACCAATCTGGTTGTAAATGGAAGTACTTTGAGGGAAGATACATCCAACCAAACTACGGCTAGTGCAGCAATTTCTTACGGTGTTGGTCAAGCATACATTACTATTTCTCCTTTTGATAACTATTATAAGTTTACATTTTTCCAAAAGGCAAATGACGGGACTACTAAAAATATAGATCTTTCCTCTTCTGGCGAATATTCAATGGTATTTGTTGACAACCAGAATAAGAAGGTTAGTGCTCCATCAATAGCTGATAATAATATTGCTAAACCTGCAAAGGGGGAACTAGCCTTTAAAATAGATGAAACCCTATCAACTCAGATATTGCAGTTTACCAATAAGAAGTTTTATATTTCCAATAGGCCTAGGGTTCAAGCAAACACTGGTAATGTTTCTGCTTTAAGTAACTTAAGATCTGAGGTACAGTCTGGAACAACCTCGTTTAATAGCTCAATATCGGATCTTTCTGCTTCTTCTCAAAACAACCAGCAAGCAATGGTCGGAACTGCTAACATTTCAGCTAAATCCTCCTCGGTTTTATATTGGGGAAATTGGATATCAGAAGACGAGACTGCTCCACAAGTAAGTGTTACTGCTGATCTACAAACTGGAACTATTTCTTCCGGTGAGGCTACTGTTGGAGATCTTCTGAATCTCTTCCCGGCACAAACAACCGGTCAATCCTCCTGGCAAGCATACGGGTCAACCTCTGGTAACAATCAGGCAAATACTCCACAATCTGCAGCGACAACAACTGGTGGATCCCAAACGAGTAATTTAAGTCCTGCAGAAATAAGGAGCTCTATAGCATCCGATGTCCAAGGTAAGATAGAATTGGAATGGTCGACCAACGATATACTCGCTTACTATTTGGATCCTTCCGGTGTTGGGTATAAGCTTTATGGAGGTATCAGCAAAGCCGTATTTAGTCAAGCAGTAAGCGGAATATTTGATAACACCGCACTTGGTATCCTTTATAATTACGGGAATACTGGATTTGGAACCACCAACGGTGGATCCGCAGCAAGCAACAATTCCAGCAATAATGCATCCGGAAACGATAGTGGAAGTAGCACTGCTTCCTCAAGTGGAACTTCTGGTTCAGGTGGGGCTAAGTATACAACACAACTATAAGTAAATGGCAATATTAAACGCAAGAGCAAATAGTTTTTACTTCGTATTCCCGAAGGGGTTCTTTCCCGAGAAGGTTCATGAGAAGTATATTGACTACTTAAAAAAGCAGCCTACACCATACGATACTCTAACTTCGTATATGAATAGCACTATACAAAGTGTGACCTTCCCTTCTGTTAGTATGGATTTGTCTGAGCAGGTTAGAAATTTAGGTAAGAGGATTAACTACCAGAGTGCAACCCCGGTTCAGGATTTGTTTAACAGGGAGTTCCAGGTTTCCTTTAGAATAGCAGAGGGATTTGTGAACTACTTTATTATGTTGGAAACGGTTTTGGATTATCTTGATTTTAAGAATCCTGGTACATATATTCAAAATTTGCCACTTAGGACTTTGGATAATGAGGGTAATATACTGACAACAGTTATGTTCAAAGAAGTGACCCTAACATCTTTCTCTGAACTAAATTTGAATTATACACAAAATACTCCTTCCGTTTACACATTTAATGTTGGGTTCAAATGTAACTATTTAGGCCTCGATCTTGAAATTGGTAAGGAAAGGTAAGATATATAAAATACAAAAAATACTAAGGTATGAAGAAGTTCTCGGATTTAACCAAAATTAACGAAATGAAGTACGGTCAGCCAATGTACGGTGAGGATGACCTAAAGCAACATATGAAAGATCTTTTAGTCGCTGCATCTGGCAATGACCAGAGAGTACTAAATGATATTGTTGATTGCTTGACTGATGATCAGATGAAAAAATGCTATGACAAATTGATCAACGATTACAACTACACAGGAAAGAAAGGTGAGGTTGTAAAACCCTCAATGTAACAGATGGCTACAACATCATATTTTCATATACAGGATTGCTCAAACAGCCAGTACAAGTCAAGTTCTGGGTGGACTCCTAATTTAGCGGATGCCCAGCTTTTAAATGCAGACGATCCAACTTCTGCTACCTACTGGAAAACTGTGTTGGGGTCACTTAGCGCAGGAGATTACATAGTTATCCGGGTATATCAAGTTTCTTAGAACTGATAATACATAGGTCATTTTTAAACTAATAAACCTTCCTTAATGGGAGGTTTTTTGTGTTGATATATAACTTGTATTCTTAAACACATTCATTTTGAAAACACTAGTCGGAATAGATTTTTCCCTCAATTCGCCAGCATTTTGTATTTTAAGAGAAAACCAATTTACTTGGGGTTCATTAACACGGAGTGACCGGACTGCAGAATCACTTAAGAAAAATGCTAAAAAACCTTACTATGTTTTATCTGAAGACAAAACGGAAGACTATGTTCTTATGTTTATGTCAAAGGATAAAATGCCAGAAGACTACTCGGAAAGGGAAAGAATAAAGATAGATTATTTCCAGGAGCTCGTTGATGAATTTTGGTCTGAAATAGAAAATATCTGTGCAGGTGATGATATCATTGTAGCTATGGAAGGACTAAGTTTTGCCTCTAATGGTAATGCTTTGATTGATATCTCTATGGCCACAGCTCTACTCCGTAAGAAGATAGTTGACCACACAGGTAGCGATAATTTCTACGTTTATTCGCCAACTTCTATCAAGAAGTTCGCTTTTAAGGGAAATGCAAAAAAGCACGAACTTTATAATTCACTTCTTGATCGCAAATTTCCAGAAACTAATTTAGGGTCTTTCACTAGTATTTTAGAAGAAAATAAGGACGAATGGATAACTCCCTCCGGTAATGTAAACAAGCCATTGGATGATATTATAGATTCGACCTGGATATGTTTATTTTTATATGACTCAATCAAAGAAGGTTAACATTCTTATTCCTCTCGGAGGTGCTGGAAGGAGATTCAGCGACGCTGGATACCTACAGATAAAACCATTTATAGACGTCAGCGGAGAAACGATGATTAGGTCAGTGATTAAAAACCTAAATCATCAAGATGCACACTTTGTATTTGTGATAAACGAGGAATATATTTCTCCCACAGAATTTGAATCACATATATCAGACATGGGAATATCGTTTGAGGTTTTCTCAACCCCAACACTAACACAAGGGCCAGCTTCAACAGTTCTCTTTGCAAGTCAGTCGATTGATAACGATTTACCCCTTATTGTTGTTAACTGCGATCAGATTATTCTGGATTTCAATCTGGACTTCATTTTAGATTTTGCAAGAACTACGGGGTGTGATGGATTGTTGGGATGTTTTCTTTCCTCTTCTAAAAAGAACAGCTATGTTAAGTTAGATCCAAACGGAGAGGTCTGTGATGTGAAGGAAAAAATTGTGATTTCCAACATTGCTACTAACGGGTTACATTTTTGGAAGCATGGTAAATACTTTGTGGAAAGTGCGGAACAAATGATAGCAGCAAACGATCGGTACAATAATGAGTTCTATGTTGCACCTACCTACAATTACATGATAAAAAGTGGAAAGAAAATATTGCCCTTCTTCTATAACCTTCACTTTCCGATAGGTACCCCAGAGGACCTGGATAAATTTTTAAAGTTGGTTTAGTTTATGGAAGTTTATAGAATTGAAAATATGAAGGGAGGTTGGTATGCTGGAGATTTCTCCCCAGTAGCTTACCAAACTAGTGATTTTGAGATTTGTTATAAAAAGCACTTCAAGGGCGAAGAGTGGCCAAAACATTACCATAAGGAAGCGGATGAAATAAACTTCCTCAGATCAGGTAAAATGATTATACAAGGGAAGGAACTAAATTCGGGTGATGTGTTTATACTAAGAAAAAATGAAATTGCTGATCCTGTATTTTTGGAAGACTGTGAGGTCTTTATAGTTAAGACCCCCTCGGTTCCTGGTGATAAATTTGTAATTGAATGATAAGCATTTTTAAAAATAAGGCGGATTTTGATACATCCCAGTATTTTATAGTCAAATACTTTTTGGAAGCTAAAACTTCTTTGAGGGAAGCTTCCTGGAATTTGGCTATAGGTCAAAGTATAGGTAATCCGAATAATAGGAGCGAGTGGGAAACCGATGAGATGTTTGAAAATCACAGTTGCTTTATTCTTGCAAACGAAGAAGATCTTACCCAGCTAAAAGAGGGCGAGATCGAGATAGCTTTTCCTCTAGCAAATCTTAATTTGGAAGAAGATGGGATCTCTCAAATACTTTGTCATATAGCTGGTGGTCAGGTTGACATAGAGGAAGTAAGACAATGTCATGTCTTGGACATTTCTTTGCCTGAGGATGCTGAGAGATCATTTTCTTTAAATCCTGCATATGGTATTGATGGATGGAGAAAATTTAATGACATAAACCAAAGACCTTTCTTGGGTGGTATAGTTAAGCCAAAGGTTGGAATGTCCCCTGAGGTTCTTCTTGAAGCTGTGAAGGAAATGGTTTATGGTGGTGTGAATTTCATCAAAGAGGATGAATTACTTGCTAACCCTTCCCACTGCCCTCTTGAAGAAAGAGTACCTTTGATTTCATCTTGGTTAAAAGAGAATGCGCCCGACGTAATTTATTGCTTTTGCATAAATGGTGATAGTCCATATGCCTTAGAAAGAGCAAAATTTGTAGCAGATAACGGTGGGAACGGAATACACATAAACGTGTGGAGCGGCCTGGGAATTTATCGTGCTATTAGAAAGCAAAATCCAAATCTCTGGATACATTTCCAAAAGAGCGGAGATAAATTCTTTACTGACCGTAGGGCTCCAAACCACATTTACTGGCCGGTTTTGTGCAAAATCGCTGGTTGGTCCGGGGTTGATTCAATACATGCAGGAATGATCGGGGGTTATATGAGCCAAGATGAGCAGGAAATAAAAGATACCTTACAAACTCTTTGGGATTATAATATTGTTCCCGCTTTAAGTTGTGGAATGCACCCGGGACTCGTCGAGTATATTAATACAGCTATTAGCAGCTTTGATTGGATGGCTAATGTTGGTGGTGCTATGCACGGACACCCACAGGGAACTAGGGCTGGTGCCTTGGCAATGAGACAATCTATCGATGGAGATCGCGATCAGCCTGAATATAAAGCAGCAGTAGCAAAATGGGGTAACAGATGTTTCTCTGAAGATCTAGACTATCGAATATTCTGATATGAAGCTAATATCGCATAGAGGTAATTTAAAAGGTCCAAATCCTGATAGAGAAAATACGATTGGCTATATACAGGAAGCTCTTGATCTGGGGTATGACGTGGAGATCGATGTTTGGATCTCTGGAACATCAATCTATTTGGGACACGACTCACCAGAAACCAAAATACATCTTGCTTGGCTTTTAGAAAGGGGTGATAAGCTATGGATACATTGTAAAAACATATCAGCTATGGTTTATCTGAAGGAATATGGGGATCTCAATGTTTTTTGGCATGAAAACGACAAAGTAACACTTACCTCCAAATCTTTCATTTGGGCTTTTCCGGGGATGCAACCAATTAGCAAAAGCATTGCTGTTTTACCTGAGATGTACGAGGAGAAAGTTGATAGTTGTTGTGGTGTATGTTCTGATTATATTGTGAATTATTCATGAGAGTTGCATTACTACTTCCTGGTCAAATAAGGGAAGCTCAGGATTCCTTCCCCTTTATAAAGTCCGAAATTTTAGACAAGTACGATACTGATGTTTTCATATCAACTTGGAATCCATCGGGTGAAATCAACCAATCTCTACATGCTGAAACTAAAGATCTAGTGGACTCCTTAACCATCGACGATCTTATAAAGATGTATTCTCCCAAGCACTTGAAGACCGACGATTTTGGTTCTGATGTGATTAAAAAGTTCATCGATAGGGCTTGGTCTTATGAGGGCTTTGGTCCACAGACTGGCGAGATCAATCCAGTGTCTGTTTTTTTGATGTGGTATAAAATTAGACAAGCTTACTCCTTGATGGAAGAATACGAAATCCAGGTAGGTCAAAAGTACGATTGCGTCATCAAGGGAAGGATGGATATTAAGATCCACAATGAATTGAATTTAGAACAGGACCTGGATAAAATCAACGTTCCTCCTGGGTTTGATTGGAAGGGTGGGGTAAATGATATATTGGCTTGGGGCGGCAGAGAATCAATGGAACATTACTGCAAAATGTTCGACTATCTGGAGGAGTATATTATATCCGATATTTACTTCCACCCTGAAACTTTACTAAGATATCACATAGAAAGTTCTGAATTTGGTTTATCTAGGCCGTTTGTCAAAGTTTCACTCCGAGGTAAGAATGTTTGGGAGACCGAAGTATCAGAAAACGAAATAGATGAAAAAAGTTTTGGATATATAATGTCTAGGGGAAACATTTGGGACACTTAGAGATTAAATAAAGGATTTTAAAAAATAATTAAGAGAAAATCATGAGTAATTTAGACATTTTCAATTTGGATGCGGAAGCATTCGTAACGAAAGCAAAAAAGGAGAATTCAGAAGGAACAGAATTTTACAAACCATATCCGGAAAACGGAAAGGATGGAGTTTACAAATCGCTGATCCGTTTTCTTCCTAACCACGTCGATCCGACGAAATCAAAAATCCACAAGTACTACGTTTATCTAAACGATCCAACAACAGGTGATGGATTTCCAGTTGACTGCCCGTCAACGGTAGGAAAAAAATCGGTACTTAAGGATATGTTCTGGAAGCTGAAAAATTCACATTCAGCAGCAGACCAAGAATTATCAAGAAGTTTTTCTAGAAAGGAAGACTACTACTCACTCATTCAAATCGTACAGGATAAACACAATCCTGAGCTTGAGGGAAAAATTATGATCTTCAAATTTGGACGTAAGCTGAATGATATGCTCGAAGCACAGCTCAAGCCTGAATATGGAGATTCTTGCAACCCTTACGACCTTTTCGAGGGTAAACTTTTCTCAGTACATACAAGAAAAGTTGGTGAGTGGAACAACTACGATCTTTGCTCATTCGTTGGTGATAGAACCTCTATCGAGATCAACGGCAAGAAGATGGCTAAGAATCAGGATGACATGAATGCAATCATGGAATACCTTAAAACAGGTCCTGATAACCTCACACAATTTGAATACAAGGATTGGGATCAAAATACTACCGACCGTGTGATGAATGTTATTAAGAATTCAGTTCCTGACGGAAGATTAGTTAATGAGGTTTTAGGAGGTGTAAACCAATCTTCTACTACAACTTCATCTTCTAGTTCAACGAACGATTTCTATAATGAAGCTTCTTCAACAAAGGTAGGATCCGAACCTGCAAAAGAGGATAAAGGCATCAGCCAACCCTCAGCACCAGAAACTTCATCGTCTCTAGACGACCTATACGCAGATCTCTAAATCTATCTTGAATGGGGGCTTGGCAATGAGAATTGCTGCCCCCTTTCTTTTTTAACTGTAAACGAGGATTAATATGGATTTGGGTAGAATTAGGGAGCTTTTAGATGATATTTTAAGAAAGGAGTTTGCTGGAAACATTGGCAAGCAAAAGATTTATGAAGCTGGCAATAGATTAAATATTTCTTGTCCCTATTGTGGGGATAGTTCAAACCCTCGTAAGAAGAGAGGAAATTTCTACATCGACACACTCACGTATAAATGCTACAACGGTGGTTGTGGGATTTATAAGGATGCTTTCTCTATGTTCCGTGATTTTCAAGTTGTATCTAAGCTTGACGGTGATGAAAAAAGAGATATAATTGATCTTATTAAAAAGGGTAAGGAAAAGAGACAAACGTCCTATGGTGATGTAGATATTTCTTTATTCTTCGATACTGATTTTAAATCTGTAGTTATCCCGAGGGAGATGTTCATGAAGGAAATGGGTCTTCAGGAAGTTAGAGGATCTAAAATGGAAAACTACCTAATTCGTAGAAATCAGCAATCTGATGACAAGTTTGCTTGGGATCCAGAAACTGGTAAACTTTACCTTTTCAATCTATCCAAGGATAATGAGATACTTGGTTTGCAGTTTAGAAATATGGATTCTACATATGGATCCAAATATTACACCTATAAGCTAAGTGGAATATGGGAAAAGCTCCTGAAGACAGATGACCAGAGTTTGATAGAAGAGGCAAAAAAGATAGATCCAGTGTCCTTTGTTTTTAATGTGGGCAGGATCTCTTTTGACCGAACTATAACAATATTCGAGGGTCCAATGGATTCTTGGCTCTGGAAAAATTCTGTTGCACTTTGCTCCATAGAGAACAAATTCCCGTTCGATGTCGAAAATGTCCAATATTGGTATGATTGGGATAATGCGGGAAGGCAGAAACACTCTGAACTCTTATCTGCTGGTAAAAGAGTGTTTAATTGGAAGAAGTTTTTAACAGATCACGAACTTCCGATAAATAGGAAATGGGACTTAAATGACCTTGTAAATTTTCTTCGAGCGAAGAGAATAAAAATAAGGAGATTGGATAACTACTTTACGGAGGAAATACTTGATTTATCCGATTTCATATATGCTTGAGATGCCAACTATAGACCAAACCCATGAATGGGAGGAGAGCTTAAATTCAGAAGAGGGAGACGTAAAATTTCCAGTATCTTTTCTTGATAGATTTAATGAGGAAGATATTAAGGTAGAAGCCTCTAATATTGATATAGGAACACCAAGACTCAAGAAATCCTCAGTAAAGGAAATAAAGTTAGGCAAAAAGACTAAAAACAAAGGCAACGAATTATTCTAATATGTCAGAGCAACAAAAAATTGATTATGGTAAGCTTTTTGAAACTGAAAGAGCTGAATGGAAAGAAAAAATCCAAGTAATATCACTGAGCTTAAAAAACATTAGGACCGTTGCTGAAGCACAAGTAGATTTGTTTTCTAATAGACAAATACTGTTAGAATATAGCTACAAACTAGCTCAGATTGTCAGCAAACTTGCTACAAAGGAAAGGAAGCTGAGGGCTTCCAAACTAAGAGATTATACTGTAAACAGTGATGTAAGATACGGATCGAACGAGACCAAATTACTTATAGAGGGAGATGTTGCAGATGTTGTGGAAAAAATACAACTAGTTGAGGGACACCGTAAATTCATCGACCAAACGATTCAGACCGTTGATCATATGCTATATGGTATAAAATCTAGGATTGCGCTTGAAGAATATTTGAGGGCGAGCACGATAAAATAAAATAGGTGGATGATTAAGTTTAATGTATCCGAAGATCAACAATGGCTAATACTCGCTCAATCTAATGATGAGATAGAAAAAAGGCAAATTGAGATCTCTCTAACCAAGAAAATACACAACTGGTATTTTCACCCATTGGTTAAGAAGAAGATCTGGGACGGTAATATTTGCTTTATAGAAAAGAAAGGTGCCTTTTGGAAGGTTCCTATTGGTCTCTGGAGGGAGGTCCTAGAAATAGGAAAAGAGTTTAATATAGAAATTGACATTGAGGGCCTTGATAAGATAATACTCAGTGACTTAACTCTGGAGGAATTCCAGGAATGGGTGGATGGATTTTTTGACGACAAAGAAATTACCCCTCGTGATTATCAGGTTGAAGCTGCATGGAAAATTGTAAAATACAGGTATTCTGTATCTGAGATTGCTACATCTTCGGGTAAGACTCTTATATCCTTCATGATTTTTGCTTTTCTTAAGCAGAGGGGACTTATTAGAAAGTTCTTAATGATTGTGCCAAACACTAACTTAGTCTTCCAAGGAAATGATGACTTTATAGACTATGGTATTGGTGAACTGGGGGTAAGAATTCAACAAATTGGCGGGGGCAGTAAACTTAGAGATGGGTGTGACCTTATTATAGGTACTTTCCAATCATTGGTTAAGAAAGACGAAGATTTCTTTGAGGAGATTGATGCAGTTTTTGTTGACGAGGCTCATCACACCAACTCAATGTCGATTAAGAAGATTGTTGCTAAATGTATGCACAGTAAGTGGAGATTTGGTTTAACGGGGACTCTTACTAAAAGGGGATCAGCTGACCATTTAACCATACAGCAATTCTTGGGTCCTGTTGTCGTTGAAATTTCCCCAGATTTCCTTTTCAAAAATAAACATGCAACACCAGTTCACATCAAGGTAGTACGGATGAATTGGCTGGATGATGAGATTAAGGGAAAGCTAGCAGATTTAAAAGCCAATTCACAAAATCTTGAGGGCAATGAACTTTATAACCTTGAAAGAAAGCTTGTAATAGAAAGTGAGAAGAGGCTTAACTATGTCGTTGAATTCATATCTAAAACATCTAAGAATTCCTTGGTGCTATTCCAATCCGTAAAAGACGAATATGGTAAACAAATCTGGAATATGCTCAGAGAGATAACCAACGATAAAGAGGTATTTTATGTTGATGGGGATACCGACGAATCCCTCAGGGAGGAATATAAGTCTAGGATGGCCAATGGAGAAAATAAAATCTTGGTTGCAACCTATGGAACTTTCTCTACTGGTATCTCAATCAACAACCTTCACAACATTTTCTTAGTTGAATCTTATAAGAGCGAGGTCCTGATTAAGCAGAGCCTTGGTAGGGGGATGAGAAAAATGGATGGGAAGGATAAGGTTAATGTGATTGACTTTGTGGATGATTTTTCTTCCCCAAGATATAAGAATTACCTCCTCAAACACAGCGAAGCAAGGATCGAGATCTACAAGAACGAAAAGTTCAAGTACAAGATCTTTAATGTTAATCTCTAATCATTTGTCCGATATATAGGATAAATGAGGAAGATAATGGATAACATAAAAGATTTTCAAAGTTTTCTCAACGAGAATGTTGAAAGAAGAGAACCATATTCTGCTACTGAGTGGATTAAGCAGAAAAGGAGAAGCATAGAGGCAGAAACCGGCGCTGAGAAAATCTATCAAATGACTTATGATGAAGGCGGGGCTTTACAGAGACTTGTAAGAGGCGCTGTAGAGGGACTGCAAAAATTGGGTCAGGGAATTGCTGATCTATTTGATTCCGGTAAGGCAGCAAGCATGGATGTTGAGGATCTAAGTAAAAACAAAGATCAGGTGTTATCCAGATGGGGAGATTCAATTAAAGCCTCTGGAAAAAACAAAAGGGGTGAATATGAGACTTTCTATAGAGATGCTATCCGAAAGGGTAAGTCGACTTTTGGTAAAGACTTTGATATAAACAACCCACAAGGAAGAGATCAACAGCTTTACAAGGATTACGTCTTTTCTGCCACAGACTATTTTGATTTAGAAAAATGAGAAACGTGCTAAAATTTGGGGATTACGTTTCGTTATTTGAAGGTGGAGCGGCGATAAAAGAATCCAGAAGGATAAAGGAGAGTGAGGTTCCAAAAACTATGGAGTCTATCAAAGAAATCCTTTTCCCTTTGCTTGGTGGTGGTGAGGTAGACAAGGAATACCTTATCATTGGTAGCATCGGTAAGAAGAAAGATCAAAACGACACATCTGGAGATATTGACCTCGGAATAGATAAAAAGTTTCTTTCGAAAAGATTAGGTGTTTCCGAGGATGATGTTCTTGGAGCTTTATATAAGAACCTTTCAGAGACACTACATAACAAACTTGGGTTTGTACCCGATATGAAATTAATGAGGGGAATCAACGTTCTTTCAATTGGCTGGCCTATAGAGGGTGATGCTGAAAATGGTATAGTTCAATTGGATCTAATTCCAATTTCTGATATGGACTGGGCTAAGTTTATTTTCTATTCCCCAGATTACAGAAAGAACGAAAGTAAATACAAATCAGCTCACAGAAACTGGCTTTTCCAAGCGATCCTTTCTGCTTTGAAGGAAGTGATATCTAAGGACGAGAATGACGAACTAGAAGATTTCTATTCTTATGCCCTAAGATTGAGCGACGGTATTTTCAAAAATAGAAAGTCCTTCAAAGGAGCTACAAAAAGACTCAAAAGTCCTAAAACAGTTAAAGGTGAAAGTACTTTGGTAACTAGGGATCCCGATGAGTTTGTTGAGATGATGTTTGGTAGCGGAATTAGAAAGGAAGATCTTAAATCTTTTGAGGATGCTTGGAAAATAGTTTCTTCCCCAAACTTTGTCCATGCAGACAAGAAGGATGAGATCCGGGATGATCTAGAAAGGTACTTAATAAACGGAGGATTTGAAATCCCCACAGAGATCAAATAATGGAATTTACTCAAAGACATAATGATTTAATCTACGGAGCACTTGAGGTTTTTCTGGAAAAGGATTCGCCATCACTTGTAGCTAGGGAAGAAGATGGACTTATTTCTTTTTCCACTGTACTTGGTTTAAGTGGTGTAATCGAAAAAGAAGAAGATGGCAGCGCTAATGTATTTCTAGAGGGACAAAAGTACTATGAGATTGAGAAAGAAGTTTTTCATCTAATAGAGAATAGAAACGAAGCCCCTGAGGTTGAATCTTTATTGGAAGAGTTGGCTATAATACATCAGATGGAATTACAAGAAAGATCGAAAATTCTTATAGAAACGATCATAAGAGGTTTAGCAAAACTTATAGTGGACCAAAAAGTAACTGTTGGAGTTGATATTCAACTTGGGCCTGTACTTATTAAGAACACAGATGACATGGGGAACGTAAAAATTCTATTGAACTAAGAGGATGGCGGGAATAAATCACTTATACGACATTTATAATAAGAAGGGATCTGATTTTGTTAATCAGCTTTTTAATCGTTATGTAACAATTAACGAAAAGATGGACGGTTCAGCCTTCTCTTTTGAGAGGGATAAGGAATCTGGTAATTTCCGTTTTTATAGGAGAGACCAAAGAAATCCTATAACTCTAGTAGATAGGACGCTCATGAAATATTATGAGAAGCCAATCCAGTATATTGAATCTCTTCCACCAAGCATACTTGAAAAAATCCCCAGAGGATGGAGATTTGGACTTGAGTATTTTTCAAACACCAAACCAGTAGAGATTTCATATGATAGATTACCAAAGAATAATCTGATTCTCTCCTATATCCACAAAATGGGTACTGGCGGTAAAATAGAAAGTACTATACAGGATAAGGAAGAATTGGATAATTGGGCAGATCTGATTGGAGTTGAAAGACCACCAATTGTTTTCCAGGGAGTGTTGGACGAAGATCAGAAATCTGAGCTTATGGAGTTTTTGAACACGCCGTTCAAAGATCTTGTTGAAAGGTTCAAAACACAATCTTTTGTTAGGTTTGTTATTAAGACCTTAAACCCGGATTTAACTAAAACTGCTCTTAACGACGACCTAGATAAGGATGTCGAGGGTATAGTTTTTAGATTTGGAGAGCTCGATGGAGATAGTGATACTGTATTAGCCAAAATGGTGGATCCTATATTCACTGAAATAGCTAAGCAAAAGTTTGCTGACAAAAAGAGTAAAAAGCCTTCGGATTTTCTTGGAATCACATTGCTTGATGTGATGAATTTCATTTTGGAAAAAGATCTTTCTGAATTTGAAGTTGAAGGTGAGTCTGAAGACGAGAGATACATTTCCTTTATGGGAGACGTATTTGTTAAATTCCTGGATGAATATGAGGAGAAGTATAAGGGTACTGATTTTGAGGAACCTGATTACTTAAAGAGGGATGAATTCAGACTGAATAAGGAAAAGATTAAAGACAGAAGAGTTCTTAAATATGTTGAGAAGGATGACTCATTTGAGTCTTTATTTAAACTCATTCTTAATTCCTTTAGGAAGATAAAAACTAGAGCTGGAGGTATCATCACCTCTGGGATGAAAGATCAGATGAATCTTTTAATCAAGGATATCAAGGATTATATTAAAAAACCAGAGAAGAAAGTAAACGAATCAAGGTTTATTAGCTTTGGTGAATTCAGAAAGGAAAACTCTCCTTCGGTTGAATATCTACAGGAGGAAGACGATTCAGATTCAAGTGATGATCCATTCTTCTCATACCAAGAATTTATTAGCAAACTAGAAACCATTGATAATGAGGAGATCCCGGCTGAGGTAGAAATGCTCAAGGAGAAAGATACGGAGGAAAGAAAACCAGTTAATGTTATAATGGGTAGATTCCAGCCTTTCCACCAGGGACATCTTAAGATGGCGAAGGATCTCATGGAGAAAAACGATCTCCCATCTTTTGTTGTTGTGGTTTATCCTGGACACAACAAGTCTGGAAAATCCCCATTTGATGAGGAGGCAATCAAAAGATATATGGATGCAATAGTTGCTAATAACGAGGAGATTGAAGGATATGTCCTTGCTACAAGAGGTCTTCTTGGGTCTGCTATTGCAAGACTAATAGACATGGGATATGACCCCAAGTTAATTGGTGCAGGCCCCGATCGAATAGACGACTACACTAAGCAGATAGACTATGTTAAGATGTCTGATATTAAGGACAAAATAAGTGATGACCTTGGTATTGTAGAAACACCAAGGGTAACGAGCGGTACTGAGGTTAGACAAGCTATGAAGGACCAAGACTTTTCTAAGTTCAAAAAGATGGTTCCAAAAGAGGTATCTAATCTTTACAACGACCTTATTACAAGCGTCAGGGACTGATATATAAAAAAATATAAATAAACCAGTGGAAAAAAGAATACAGAATTTCTCAGACTTCCTAAAATCTAGCTCTGTCAACGAAGGAGATGGGTTTGGAACCTTCCCTTTTTTGCTAGTGAAGGATGGTGATATTTATAACTACCTTTTTCAATTAGAACTTGAGAATGGATCCCAAAAAGGATTTATGCTGGTAGTTGGTAAATATTCACAGTATGAGACAATGGAGGGACCTAAAAATTCCTATGCAATTCTCAATGTAAATGAGATTGCCCCTGAAATCATAGAGGACATTGCTATTAAGAAATCAGAGATTCCTGACCTGAACGATGTTAAGTTCACTCTTAAAGATAACGATTTAAGCAGATTCTTGGAGCAGGTATCCAAAGCTTTACTAAATTATCTTGAGAAAAATCCAAAAGTAATTCGTATATTTGACGAAATGCAGGATAATATGGATATTGAAAACTATGAAGAGATGGTAAAATCCGTTTTGCTTTCTTTCTTAGGGCCAGAATGGTCTATGCAAGAAGGATCCCACAAGGGAACGTTCATAATCAGTAGATAACCTAAATCGAAACATTTACTTTTAACAATTCTATAAATAAGGAAAATTTAAACAATTATGGAAAATTTCGATCGAATCAAAGAAGTTATGGAAGCTGCAGAAGCTGACGTAGCAAAGTTTGTTGAAAAAGGCAATAAGGCAGCTGGAACAAGAGTTCGCCAAGCCATGCAAGAAGTTAAGAAGCTTGCTCAACAGGTAAGGTTGGATGTTCAAGAGGCAAAGAACAACGCTTAAGAAACCAAACTACAAACAGATATTAGGCAGCCCTTTCGGCTGCCTTTTCTGTGTAGATCAGAATGGAATAAAACCGTCCAATCGATATATAAGAAGTAAATTTTATACACATGGGATATTACGTAGCAAAAGTTAGCTTTGAATCAACTGAAACCAAAAGAAATGGTGATCCAGTAATTCACAGATCTGAATTTCTAGTTGCAGCTGAGTCTGTAATTGAAGTTGAAACAAAAGTAGCAGAGTTCCTACAGGGAACCACTGGATTCTTTGAAACCACACAGATTTCAAAATCCAAAATTGAAGCAGTTATAGAATAATGGCAAATACCGGCAGTTACATTCCACCACAATCACCCATTGCTATCCAACCAGGAGACAAGGGATTTGAAATAGTTGGGAAGGGTTACAATAGATGGCTTTGGACATTCCCGGATTGGAAGAAGGGAAAGAAGAAGATCATTAATCCTGCAGCCAACTGGGAATTGAATGCCAAACCAATGAGTCCTGCAGAAATTAAAAAAAAGATGAAGGGACTTTACCTGCAAGAGGATTCTGATGAAAGAATCGAAGGGGGTATTTCTTCTGGGAAGAATTTGGGGGATATTGCCATTATGCATACCTATGATGATTCTATGGACCACGTAGATCGTGATGCTATCGAAAAAATGCTATCACATCTGGAGAAACAACTTCAAATGGGAATTGAGGTAGAAATGGAGCACACTGACGATAGGGACTTAGCTTCTGAAATAGCTAAAGACCACTTGGTTGAGGACCCAAATTACTACACAAAGCTTCAAAAAGTCGAGGAGGGGATGAGAATTATCATACCATTCGAAAAATATAAGATTTAGCATGCCATCAGTAAGTAAATCACAACAAGCAATTATGGGCCAAGCGTGGGCTCTAAGACAAAACGAGCTAAAGCTCAAGGACATCAATGCTAAATACAGAAAGGAGATTGAAAAGATTGCCTTTGGATATAAAGACAAAGATGGTAAGTTCATTGCTCCTATGACTGACAAGGAGCTCAAAAAGTTTGCAAAAACGAAGTCTAGTGATTTACCAGAGAATGTGAAAGACGGTAAACCATTGGAGGAGAAAAAATTTACTCCTGGAATAGCTAGTTCTAAAGGGGTTCCAACATTCACCCCAAGTATCACTTTTGGTGGTGAGATTAAACCTATTATCCCTTATTTAGATACTGATGCTAAAAAAGAAAAACCAGGTAAGAGAAATCTCGAGAACCTAAAGGATTATAGAGACTGGATAAAGGAAAGAAAGAAGGGATGATTAATCTTTTTGAATTTGATAAGTATGATCCTAAATCTGAGTACCTTGAGGATGAGAGGAGAAGCATAGATCTTGATAAGATAAGAAAATCTGATGCCTATAGAGATATTATAGATCTTGGATTTTCTGATGAGACCTCTGATCAGCAAGAATTAAATAATACCCTCAAGTTCAAAAGGAAAAAACAGCCCGAGATAAATGGCTACGACGAGGTATTTTATACCATACACCCAACGGGAGTGGTTCGTAGATACAATCCAATTAAATCGGATGAAACCCCAGAGGGTCAAGGAAACACTATTAGGACTTATCCATCACCTTTCAGGAATGGCAAAGAATATAAAAAGGCACTGAGGTACCTGTTTAATTATTTGCGAAGAAAGGAATTAAGAAAGGACTACAGATAAATATAGAAACAATTTAAAGAACATAAAATGGGATGTGGATGTAATAAGGGATCAAGAACTACTACAACAACTCAAACTACTAAGCAGTATGATGATTTGTCAGGAAAGTTTATACTTGATACCAACGGTAACAAATTGCTTGTGGTTTCTCCAATATATGATGCTTACAAAGATATTGTTGGATATACCGCTAAAGACGAACAAGGTAATTCTCTTAGAATATTTGCCAAGAATGTTCAAAAAATATTAGATTAAAAATGGATTCAATGTATTATCCAACTGGAAATTCTACTAACGGACGAACTTTAGTTTGTTTGTGCTGTGAGGATCTTCCTGTAATGGAAGACCAAGAAACTCCAGATGCTATGGAACTTAAAATCAAGGAATGGTTGGACGAAAACGACTATTGTGTTGAAAAATGGCAAATGGACGAAGAAATGAAAAATTGTGGATGTGAAGGGTATGAGCTCCAAGAAATGGATGGAGGAGCACCTGCACCAGCTGGAGACGGCGGTGGAGCATTCGCTACTCTAGGCACTACTCAGGGAATGGGAAATGTTGAAGCCCCTTCGTCAGGTGGTACCAATGCAGATTTCTATAATGGAGCAGTTGGATCTGGAGATAAGTTTCCTTCTCTTACTGTAGGAACCCCAGCAGCAAAAGGAGCTGGTAAAAAGAAGAAAAAGAAAGACCGTGTTATTAAAAGTTTTGATGATTTTAAGGAGATGATGAAGTCTTTGCAGAAATAAGACGAAAAGTCATATGAGATTGCTAAAAGGTGCCAAAAAGGCACCTTTTTCTTTGTTTTTTAGTATTGGAATAGGATTTGAACTATTGGTAGTAAAAAAAAACAAACTATGAACAGAACAACTATCTACAGTCCTTTGGAAATGATGGAAAAGATTTTCAACAACACCAATCCGGTTATTCAAAGCCGCAATTACTTTGTTGATGAAAAGGATAGCGAGTATGTTTTAGAAATACCTGTTTCTGGGTTTTCTAAAAATGATATTTCGGTTGACGTTGAGGGAAATTTCTTAGTTATTACTGGTGAGGATAACGAGTCGTATTGGACGGACGATTTTACAAAGAAGTTCAAGCTACCCAATGAAGCTGATGCTGATTCGGTTAAAGCAAAAATTGAGGATGGCGTTTTAAAGGTTTCCATAGGTAAAAAGAAAGAATCCATGCCTAAGAAAATTAAAATCGCTTAATACCGAAATTTTTCTTACATTTAGAAATAATAAAGCTCGATCATTAAAGATTGAGCTTTTTTATTATGTCGAGGGAAAAAGAAATATTTGAAAGATTCGCAAGAGAGATTGCACAGGAAATCCTGGAGAAGGAAAAGAATCCGGATTACCAAATTATACTTGACCGTAGGTCTGTAATAGATAAGCTTTCGTCAATCATGGGTAAGGGTTATTCAGAAACAGCATCAGAGTTCGACAAAAAGGTAAATGCATACCTCAAAAAGCTAAGGAATAGATAATGGAAAGACTGATTCAGGAAGACTATGTGGATAATCCATGGAAGATGACCGTGATCTGCATCCTCTTGAATCAAACCACCAATCAGCAAGTTAGGAAAATACTTACCCCTCTCTTTGATTTAATTGAATCTCCAGAGAAATGCTCTTCTCTAGATGTTAGCGAAATCTATCCCATTATAAGAGGAACTGGGTTTGGGAATGTAAAAGCTAAAAGAATAGTCTCGATGAGCCAAAAGTGGATCAGTGGGTTTAAAAGTGTAGAAGATTTGCCTGGGATTGGAAAGTACGGTAAAGAATCCTGGGATATTTTTGTAAACCACAAAACTGACTTTGTGCCTACTGATAAAAAACTTAGGATGTATTTAGAGTCCCTTGATCACCTTGACTAAATCTGGGTGTGGAGGACAGCTAAGTCTATCGATTCTTACATTGCTATGTGACCAAAGGCCCTGTCCGCCCATAAGGGCTTCATCGGATAATTCAAACCCACCATAAACCCCAAATTTTTCAATTTCTTTTTTCAGCCCTCTTTTAAGGTTGATCTCATATTTTTCGCTGAGTTCTAATATAAGGGATTTAAGGGATTTAATCTGAGCATCCGAGTAGCTGTGGAAATATCTTGTTCCTCTAAATGGTGATTCTAATTCAGTAACCTGGTTTTTGTTAACCTTTATCTGGGTAGATGTGTAGAAATCCCCATTTTCCGTTTTGGTCAGAGGACCATAGTTGCATATATCAATTCCTATACTCTTTTGATTAAGAAATGTGTTATTCTTTGCTTTGATGAATAGATGGTGTGACCACATTGTTTCATCGAATGCTCTGTAGATGACTCCATCATATTTTTTGTCACCTTTGCCATCTGGTGATTGTCCTCCAATAGCAAAAGCGCTCGAAGATCTAATTTTATTGGTGGAGTTTTTTCTATCCCTTCCCCAAGATTCTATTAGCCAGTCGGGTCTGTAATGACCACTGGAATCTCTTAGAAATATTGAATCCTTTGGATGTGGTTGTTGATAATATGCACTTTCTGAAAGTGGATAGTCAATATAGTCCAATTCTCTGGTATTTATTTTTCCTCAGAGGTCTTGGCCGTTGGTGAAAGTTCTTCGTGTATTCTTTGCTTTAAATACTTTACCAGGTTTTTTGGCGCCTCGCCTCTTTTTACCATTTCGGAAAATTCCTGTTCTTCGGCTAGGGTGTCTAAATAGTTATAAAGATCCGTGCTTTGGAACATTGAATCAACTACCTGTGGTGTTTGCGTGTAAGCAGGTCTGTAGTTTCTAGAATTGACATTATCCTTGTACCATTCCCCAGGAACAACCACGCTTCCAGGTGCTGCTGAAATATAATATTCATTAAGGAAATTCTCGAAACTTTTGATCCTGCTATCCATAAGTATGTTGTATATATCTTTTGAGATCCTCTCCAAAGATGTACTCTCAAATTTTATTCCATGATTGTAGATATTGAAAATAAAGGAACATATTTAAAGGTATCATCATACTCTGAAGATGGTGATTTAATTTTTGTTGATGTTCCAGTCCCGGAAGAAGAGAGATTTATTTGGGAAAAGTGCTCACCCAATGATAGGAGAAAAGAAGCTGATTGGCAGTCTTGGGATGGAATGGCTGTTAGAAAGGTCAAGACCCAGAAGTATGACAAATATAGGATGGTTCAGATTCTGGAAGAAGCTGATCCAGAACTAACTAAGTCCCTTTGGGATTTCCAGATTCCAAAAAAATACTTTGTGGATATTGAGGTCGAGATGACCGACGAAATGGGGGATTCTTTGGATACTGCTAATGCTAAGAATAAAGTACTTTCGATCGGTATTGCAACCGATAGATGTAAGTCGATAATTCTAGGACTGGACCCACTTTCAGCTGAAGAACAAGCAGACATTTACAAAAAGACCAATGAGTACTTGGAGCCGATGGGGGATGAATGGTCTTTCAAGTACCATCAGTTTGAGTCGGAGTATGATATGCTTTATACTTTCTTCAAGAAATTGGCTCCTAAAATGCCACTGATTACCGGATGGAACTGGTTTGGGTATGACTGGCCGTATCTGGTTAATCGTGCTAAGAGACTTGGTATCGACCCCAAGGTAATTTCACCAGCCAATTGGCTTATAGGTAAGAACAATCTTCCCATGCACTTACTAATGGTCGATTATCTTGAGATCTATAAAAAATGGGATCGAACAATTAAGATCAAGGAGAGCAATAGATTGGACTACGTAGCGGAAAAGGCTACAGGATTAAAGAAGATAGTATATGAAGGATCTTTGAGGGACCTTTACCAGTCTGACTTCCCTAAGTTTATTCTTTACAACGTAATTGACTGTGCTCTTGTCCACTATATTGATGTGAAGCTAAAAACACTGTTAACTTATTTTAAAATAGCCAACCTCAACCGTGTTGAAATCAGTAGGGCACTTTCTCCAGTGTGGGCGACTGAGGTTATGATGCTCAAAAAGTTCTTGGAGAGGAATCAGGTCTTTGTGAACGAGAGGAAGGAAGAAAGCCACGTCAAGTTTATTGGTGGATATGTGAAAGAGCCTATCAAGGGACTACACGAATGGGTTGCTTGTTACGACTTTGCTTCCCTATACCCAAACACGATTGTCCAATGGGGTATTTCTCCGGAGGTTTATAAAGGTAAACTTGGAAAAGATATATCTGAAGCCAAAGAGGGATGGGTGAAAACCTCTTCCACTGCTCTCTTTGGTGGGGATGATGAAAGTCCAATTCTGAAGACAATAATTAAGGATCTGTACTCAAAAAGGAAAGCAACAAAAAAGAGAATGCTTGAGTTACAAATAGAAATTGACGGATTGGAGAAACAATTGAAAAAATTAACATAGAATTTTCCTAAAATCACCGCACTTTAGGGACCCACTTGATATATAAAAAACCTAGAGACGGGAAGGGATTTTAAAAAACTATTGCAAACAAACAAATATGGCAAATACAGATAATCAATGTGCAGACCTACAGATCGAAAACCTTTATCCCGAATCTAAAGATACTCTAGGCGACATTCTAAATCTTCAGGCAGAAACCCAGAAGAATGTTTATGGTTACAACTTTGACGAGATGTCTCTAAGAGACCTTATGGAGT